GTTTTGTCTGTAAGTTGCACCATTAATCTAAATCACCAAAAATTTTAGTGTGTCTTGTTCTGTTTTCTAATAACTTCACATTGTTTATATTAAAGTAATCGCTAGATGGCACATTTGCTGAACTATAATTAGGTATAGTTTTCCACCTTCCATCATCTCCTTTAACGATTATTTTATACAACACATCTCCATTGCTAAGTTTGAGAGGGCTTGCCAACATCAAACGACCGTCATCAAACAACTCTCCAAAATTTAATTTACCGTCAGCTTGTCGGTATTGACTTGTTGGTGGAAAGTTTAACATTTCTTCTACATTTGGATTTAGGTCGTAAGCTGCTCCTGCTAATTCAGTGTAAATTGCAGCCATGCGATCTGGCGTTATATCAGGATATGTTTGTTCTGGCGAAAACACTTGTATCGTTCTGTAATGATCATCCTCGCTAGCAAACATACTTTCTGGACGCAGGAAATTGCTATAACCAATATTATGAGCAACTTTTTCTATACCACCTTCGACAAACTCTCGTTCGCTTCCGATACCAGAATGTTGAACAAAATCGGCTGCAGCGCCATTTGATATTTCTTTTACTGCGCTTGGACTTATGTAGAACGGTTGATCCCCAATTCCTTTACCAAACAAATAACCAAGTAAAGAATTTTTATCGAAACTACGAGCTTCATCTAAAAACGGTGTAATTTTATTACGGTGTTGCCATGTATCAAAATATCCTTCTACTGCTACCGCTTTAGTATTGAGTACCATTTTTCCCCAATCAAACATTTTTGATGTTTGTACATAATCAACAACACCTTGTTCGATCATATGCGGTTCACCATCTTTTGCGGGCTTTGTTATTTTTTGCGCAAGAATAGCTTGTCGCGTTTTCTCAGGATTATTTTGTGCTAATGCTAACTCTTGTTGCCAATTTGCTAACCAACTTGCTTGTTCTTCTGGTTTAATTAGTGCAAACCGTGACAACATAATTTTAGTTGTTGGATCTATGTTTGCCATAACCTTTGTAATGTTTTGTGTTGGCTCAAGATTGCTTCGAACAAATTCATAAAAACGACTTAATTGTTGTACTTGTGCTGTTGGTGCTTTCGATATATCCGCAAACTTGTAATGATCGGCAATTTGTTTTGGCATATATTTGTTAGTTGTCATCCAACCACCTATAGCTTCAACAACCCCCGGTGTGTTATCACCACTCAAATATGCTTGCCACGCGGCTCCGGCTTTTTTGCCAAAATCTTTTTCTAATCCTGCAACAATAGTAGCGTTTGGTGTTCCGGGTCTTCCTGCGCTTACCCAATCACGCAACGCTTTACCTTCTGTATTAGCTGTTCTAATTGCATTTCTAATAGCTTTAATATGTGATGGATTTGTTATTGGTCGCCCATCTGGATAATGGCTAGTAATACTTCCTAATACTTTTGGATCTGTTGGCACACCATTTAATTTGATGACATCCAAAACATCGGCTAACCCACTTTCATCTAATCGTTTATTTGCATCCTTAGCTTCGTCTGCCTGTTCTTTGACTTTATCTCTAATTATATTTTGTTTTGCTTGCCCTACTAATCTTGCTAACGTTGCTCTATCTTTCGGTGTTTTTGCATATAAACTTAATTTCGATGCTGTGTCATTGATGTCTTTTTCTGTTAAGGCGCTCTCTAATTCAAGTCCTACGACAGCCGCATAATCTGCTGATGCAATTACTTTGTTTCCTGTTTCTACTGTTTCTCGCAATTGTTGCATCATGTCTTCTGGTATTTTTCCTTCCAGACTAGACAACATCATTTTACGCTCATTGTGCGATGCCTCAGTAAATTTATTAAGCGCAGTGTTATAAAGTTTTTTAATTTTGTTTTGCACGTTTAATGAACTTAATTGCATCCGTACATCTTGGCGAAAATTGTGTTCTCCTTTTGCTGTCTTCGACCAATCTGCAGCCGTTTTTGCTAACTGCTCATCAGCCGCAGTTTTTCCCAATGTTTGCAATGTTGTCATATATTCATTAAACGCTAACTTTGTTCGCAATTGCGTTTTAACTTCTCTTGCATCAATTTTTGCTTGTGCAGGACTATAACGGCCCAATGATTTGCGTACTTTTTGGTCGAACCATTGATCAATCTCTCCGTCCATTGTTCCGTTTTTTAATATTAATCGCTGTGCGTTTTCTCCTAATACATCAAACTCATCAACAAGTTGCTGTGTAGAGTCATCTATTTCGGATAACGTGACATCTGAATTATATATTGCTCTTTTTTCAGCTAAATCATTCATTGTTGCGCTGATTATAGGATCGTATGCCAACTGCATTTGCACACGTTGTTCATCATTTTCTGCGTTACGCAATGTTGTTCTAACGTGCGTCCCTATTTCTTTTGCAAACGCTGTAGGGTCGGGTATCTCTTGACTTAATTTTATTTGTGTAATGCGGTCGAATAATGCGCTTTTTTGTTTCGACACATACATTGCATCGTTATCACGTTTTTCTAATTCTTTTTCTTGGACAAAATCTTGTTGCGCTCTACGTGCAAAATTAGCTAACGCATCCTGCGAAGCAGGCTGTACGATTGGCATATTCCCAATAGATACATTTCTAGTTTCGCGTTTCAATGCCATAACTATGTCCTCACTGGATACCCTCTATTAAAAGAGGAACTGCGACCACTCATACCACCTTTGAGTAACGACCTACCGCCACTAAAAGCTGTGTCAGCCGCGCCTGCATATGCGCTTATTTTGGCTTCTTTACCTTGCAATAGAAACGCTCTGCTTTGGCTTCTGCCAGTAACCGATACTGCTAATTGGTTATCTGCATCTCTACGCAAGTTTTCCGCACTTAACGCTAATGCTGATCGTCCTGTAGAACTGCCACCATAAGCTGCTTGCAACGCTCTATTACGCGCCTTGCGTTCTGCGCTTTCGCGTTTTAACTGCGCTTGCTGTCTTTGCATTTCAAGTTCTCGTTGTGCAGCCGCTTCTTTCGCTCTCGCTTCGGCTACGTTTCCTGCTTTTATTTGTGCAACAGTTCCAACAGCAGTGCTGGCTATTGCTAACATTGTTACTGGATCACCCATTAGTACGACAACTCCGCTTGCATTGATAATATTGTTGCTTTCATTGGTTCTGTTAATGTTAATGTCACAGTAGGTTCTCTACTGTAACCTAAAAATTTAAATTCTTGTGGGCCATTTGTTCCTTTTGGTTGCCCCGCTAAATCTTCTGTTACTTCTCTAGTTAACAATACCTCGTTTTGCGCTGACAATGCTAATGTATCAAACGTTTCTACAATAAGTTTGTTTAATCTTCGTTTACGACCAGTAAGATCACCGCTTCTTGTTGGCGCATCAAATGGCATTGGCTTTAAGTAGGCTAAAAATGGCAACCCAACATCTATCATTACTTGTGGCTCGATAGATTCTGGTAATGTTAATTCTCCTGCGCCTGTAATTTTATAAGTGCCTATAAATGCTTTACGACTTCTTACCGCTACTTCATGGTTAGCAAAATCATCAAAGCCAGTAAATGTTCGCGTTGGCGTTGAGGATTTTCGTGTAATTCCCATATCAAAATAACGATCAATATTAAAACGCTCTAAAAAATATCTAGTAGTTCCTGCTATTGATCTTTGACTTACAATAAACAAATCATCGTTTACTACACAAACACTTATAAAACGATCTCCTGTACTTGAAGATTGAAACACATCTAATTGGCTCATAAATGTATTTTGATCAGCCATCGTTATATCCGAATTTGCATAACCAACAATATCTGACTTTTCTCCTGCGTCACTTACACCGGGGAACCACAACGACCATCCGCGTGTTTCTTCTTCGCGGATACTATGGAAACAAGCCATAGAGCCATTTTCCATTACATAAAACGCATATTGTTCTGCAAAATCTGCGCTTGTGAGAACAGCTGCATCTACAGGTTTGTTAACCAAATGTCCTGCTAATATTGATATAGAGCTACTGCTATATGATTGGTTTAAGTCTTTATAAAAATACTCTCTTATATTCCGTCCATTGCCACGTTGAGCAAACAGTATTGCGCTGTCAAAAACATACGGTTTTACTCTTTTGCATCCGTAAAAAGTTTGTGGTTTAACGTTCATGTTAGTTGGTGTAATTGCTTCACCGTCATCTACTGACGTGAACATTTCTGCTCCGTCTGTAAATATAGTTAAATCTCTCCCCGGAATAAGATATTCTATTTTTCTAACTTCTGACGTTGCCGCGCTAAAATCAATCGCTTCATCGTCTAACGCTGTGCCTACGTCAAAATTAAAAAATTGTTCTACTTTCGACGCAATAATACCACTCGGTCTGCCGGGGCTACCCGCAAACCACAACCTACCTTCTCTAAAACAAGTTGTGTTTGGGTATCCACGAAGATCACTAAATAAAGGTTCTCCCCAATCCAACGTTAACTGCGCTGCTTGGCTAGTTAATGTGTCTTTTAATATTACCGACGCATCATAAGTGTTTGCTGTAGACAATGATAATACTTCAAACTCTTTAAATGTATTGTCGCCAACATCTAAAATTTGAAACCGTTTGCCAACGTGATCAGCGTTCCAAAAATTATTAACTGTTTGCTGTCCATTGTTTTTGTAAGTTCCCACGGCTACTGTTGTGCCAGCACTAAATCCTGAGTTACTTCCAAATACTAAATGTACTTCTGGTGCAGTAAATTTGAAATACGGTTGATGCAACCTTGTTTCTGTTTCGTTGTCATCGAAAGTTAAATCGGTAATTTCAAACGTATTCATATCTGTACGTTTGAGAACTTGTGGTCTTACTTGTTCATGCACCAATATCATAGTGTCAGCAAATTGCGCAAAGTCCATTGTCTGCACTTGAGTTAATGAAAATCGGTGTGCAAATTGAGTAACAATACGCCAATCTCTACCAGCAAATACCGCACAGTTATATTCAGTAAATGCCAACACATAAGATGTTGATTCAGAAAAAATGAATGGAATGATTCTCGCTTTACCGTCAAGTTCTGCGATCATGTCTGTGCCGGGGCGTGTTGACACACCGCCTTGCGCTAATTGACGAAAATTACGCATACGCAAAGCACCTTGCAAATAATGTTTGAGGTCTGTACGACCTCTCATTCGTGGATCAAGTTCTCCACTTGAAAATGTGCTTAGTGTACTTGTTGCTCTCGCCATTAAATAAGACCTTCATTACCTGACCTTACGCCTCTACGTGATGCAAGCATTTGCGATGTGTTAACTACTCTTGGCGTTGATTGACCGCTATCTTGCGCTCTCGCTTTTCGTCTGTATGTATCTCCTACGGCTGATAGCAGTTTTGATTTATCGTCATTGTCAGTTAAACCCATACAAAACACTGCGGCAAGAGCGTGTATAATTGCCATACGAAAATGTGGAGGCCAATATGCAACGTGTGGTTCGACAGTTCGTTCTATAGCTATATCAGAGTTTGCATCTGCATCTATAAGCAGTTTATCGCCTTCCATTTCCCACTCACCAAGAACAGACTTGCCACGTTCTAACACGTTCCATATGCGTATAGTTCCTGATGGTATTTGGAAAACACCTAATCCTGTTGGGTGTGTTTTGCTTGACACAAAAGTAGATACAGATGTATTTAACGCAAACCTCCATCGCGTTTCAAATAATTCTGCCTCTACAATATCGTCTAATAATGTATTTGCTACTAATGCTTGTGTAGTTTGATCGTCCAAAGAAGTTATAGGATTATCGCCAACTAGAACCAAAGCCGAGTTTACAATATCAATTTTGGTTTTGCTCACTATCTACTCCTTAAAAGTTGAGGGAGGGCAAGACTGAGAAAGAGCCAAATCAGTCCAACACCTCCCCCTATACCCCGAAGGGATCTATCTGCTGTCAGTTGCAGTTATTGCGTCAACGTCCCCGGTGTCTACTGCACCTGCGGTTACATCGTTTACAATGACTTGACCAACACCATCTGATGCTTTGACTAATATAATGTCATTGACATTAAGAAAGTCGGCTGCACCATTAAAGTAACCAGCAGCATCAACAGTATTTTTTGCATCAGAAGTTGCATACATATACTGCGTAAATCCTGCACCTTGGGCTACTCGGGAAAGTGTATTAAAAGTAAAAGCCATGATAACCTCCCCTTACTCTGTGTACTGGACTTCTTCAAGTCCATCTTGGTCGATAATAACACTACCAAGTGCTAACGAACCTACGAACAAGAAGGCCGCATATTCGTTCTCATATGATGGTGTAATTTGTGGTTCAGCGTTCATGCCAAGGCCAATTGCGCTTCTGTGGTAACAGAAACTTTTTCTTGTGCTACCAGAAATAGGTAGACCAGAGAAAGACCACCACAAGAAACCAAACCAACGTTTTGCCGTGATGCCAGTAGGCCAAGGAAGTTGATCTGGGCCGATGTAATCAGCGTCAGAAAACTCTTGGATGTCGATGAGATCGACCCAACCAGCAGGGCTAACAGGCCAGTATCGCTGTCCATCATCGGGAACATCTCTGTCTCCGAATCTTTGATGAACACCTTGGATTTTAGCTTTTGTTAAGCCAGTGCTGCCATGAACAACAACATTGTCAGCCCCTTGTGGGCTTTCTGATGTGCCAGTTGTAGCACTATCCATAGTTGTTGTAAGAACCTCGTCAACTTTACGACCTAATGCCCCTGCAATTGCTTGCACAGTAACTTGTCGTTCGTCGATGTTGGTCTTTAGCATATCCAGCTTATCAATTAGTTCGCCAGTGTAGTAGTCATCCATTGAAACCTTAACTTTAGAGTGATCAAGGTTCATCAATGGCACTTTACCGTGACGAGCTTTTTGCCCTGCAACGCCTTTACCAATTTTTGGAAAAGTATCGTCTTGGGCAGATACCTTCTTCTCGCGTACTGTGTTTCGGAGTTTAGAACCCATGCGCTGGAAAGCAACGTGTACTTCACTCTCAAACTGCGAGATAAAGGTATTGTCTATGGTAGGTGCTGCCATTTTACAATTCCTTTGCAGTTAAAATTACACTAAACGGTTGTTCCAACGTCTGTAACTGTATCTGGTTGTTCCTTACGGGCCAGAGTTACAACCGCATGGGCCGATAATTACCAGTAATTTAGCAAAGAATGTATTGTTACGCACAAAAGCTAACAATTCCACTTTCTAAGTGATTTATTAATTCTGCTATTAGGATCTCTAGCAGTTTTTGCGCTAGTCAATTTACGTTTCATGCCTTTCATGCGAGCGCAAAACGATTTTCTTCTTTTAGCCGCTTTGCCACCTTTTTTGAGTTCCGACGGCTTTTTTGTTACAGGGGCTTTTAGTTTACCGCCTGTTCGTTTGTTATAACTTGCGCGACCTTTCGCGTTTAAACCACCACTTTTGCTCTTTCCTTCCTTTCGTTGCCATGCAGGAGTTTTAGCCATTATGCCCTCTTTTTAGGTTTTTTTGCTGTTTTAGCCGATTTTACAAATGCTTTTTTGGTCGGGGCGCCTTTTGTTCCGGGTTTTCTCATTTTTTCTCCGCTTCCCGCCTTAATTCTACGACGTTTAGCGTGAATGTTAGCATATAAACCGGGACGTTTTGCCATGTTACTTATCCTTATCTCTCATGTTGTTAAACAAATTAAATAATGTTTCTACCTTTTTAGTTAAATGTTCAACATCAACTTTTGTTTTAATAATAGCATAAACCATACCACCCAATATCGCGAAAGCGGCAATGGCAGTATTCAGCAAGTCAAGAGCGTCTAATCCTTCCATTATGCCCCCGGTTTAATAATATTTTCCCCATGATCGCCCCCATCTGGTAAACAACTATGCCCTGACGGTAAATGCACAACTGCCGACCATTTGAGAGATGTTTTATTCAACCAAATCTCTGTTATGTGGCCCCTTGCTGATAATCCGCGCCATATGCGTTCTTCACCTAACTTTTCTAACCGTTTCTTTACTTCGTTTGTCGGTAAACACGGCAAATAACTATTTTGGGCATTAGCAGTGTTGTACCAAACAGCTAATATAATAACTGCTATTAACAACACCGCTATTTCAGCCCAACGCACTTTAGTACCTTTTTGATCGCATAGGTCGCATTGGCTTTTTCTTTGGCTTTTTGATCCTTGACGTTGGACTAGGATAACGAGATACCCGACCACCTTTTGTTTTACTCGGAGCTGGCATTGTGTTTACCTTTCATCATTGGTTAAGTTTCGCAAAACCCTTTTCAATTTCTGCAACAAGGCGTGGGTCTCGCATTGCTGGATTCCAATATCGTTCATCGTTCATCATTTGTTGCAACTCTTCTTGTGTTTTTGCTGGCGTTGCAGTTTGCTGATCACTAACAACGCTAGAACTTTTTTGCGCAAGAGCCATAAGTGTTTCTACGGCATTTACACCATCTGCTGTTATAGCAATATCATAAATACGGCTTTTCGTGTTATCATCTAACGTGTCAGCCCATGCTGTTATTGCTTCTAATCTTGTGTCTGCATCATCGCCTAGTTTAGCTTTTTCTGCGTCAAAATCTGGCATTGCAGCTATACTTTTTTCGGCAAACGCATTAACAACTTTGCCAAACTGCTCGTCATTTAAACCTAATTCATATGCCTGCTCTCGCCAAAAATTTACTTGCCAATCATCATTTCCTAACCCTTCAATCTCTGGCAGTGTATATTTGTCTAAACTTTCAGGTCTATCTGACAGCCTTTCGTTTGCAATTTCTTCACGTAACGTTTCGGTTTTTTGATGAAACGCTTTTTCCAACTGTGTGTATGCTTCAGCCATTTGGTCTGTGGCAACTGAGCCTGTACTGGCATCCCAGAACTTTTCGGGAATGTTATCAGGTCTTACCGCTTCCGTTGATTCGGTTGTTTGCTCTGTTCCAGAGGTTTGTGACTGTTCTTCCATCCTTATCTGCTCCTTGTTTTTCTAATAGTCTTTCGGCTGTTTCTAGTAATTGCATTATGTCTGCGTATACTGATCTTCTCCCTTCCATGTATACCGCTTCGTTTGGATCTATCGGTGGTTGTAAAACCGTATTCATAGTGATACTGCGTAAATAATCAATAACAATTTCACCATCTCGACTCGTAAAAAACTTATGTGCGTTATGCGCAATCGTGGCTTTCGAGTGCATCTATTGCGGCTCTCCCCTTTGTTGATCTAATACAGGCGCTAAATCACCAATTGTATTTTGCAATAATGACGCTTGTTGTTCTGGATCACGCAACAACTTAAATGGCACTTGTTGTCTTTCTGCATACCATCTTGCTGTTTCATCTTGATCTACTAATACTTGTGTTATTTGTGGGCCAAAAATAGCAACCATGCGTTGCATAAACTGATCCATATTTGTAACGTCTTGCATACGTTGCGCGGCTGCTAATGGCGATTGTGATACTATTTTTATTGCCTTGCCATTTATTGTTGGTATTTCAATGAGGCCTTTTTTCTTCATAATGTACACAACACGTTGAATAACAGGCTCTACTAATTCTTTCATTAATCGCCCAAAAGCCGGGCCAATTTCTTGAGCCAATTGAGCCATACGCTCCGCGACCTCAGTAGCCGACATTGGGGTAGCTTCATGCGGCCTCCCTAGTTGTTGATTATATAATGCTTTTTTTATGTTATGACGCATATCGTCTAACACAAGTTGTCCTACATCAAATCGTGCAGGGGTCTGTAACGGATCTATTCGTGATCCGGGGGCGCGTGGAATGATGATTCCCGGTCTTAAGTTAATACTGTCTGGATTTATCACCCCGTCATCATCCGCTTGCCACATTCCAGTAACAGCCATATCTGCATTTTCAAGTATAAGCTGCACTACAAGATTACACGTTCTTATTGCTGGCAAAGCATTAATAACAGGGCCACGACCATAACTTTCCCCTGCTGCTTTGCTCCAACGGAACAACACCCACGGATTTGAACCACGACCTGAGTATCGCTCTCTCGCCAATTCCGTTTCTATACTAGGTATATGCGCAACATAATCCCAATTTCTAACATTGGCGGTTGATCTGTCACGCATTGTTGACTGTATAACTTCTATTTGATCGTTGCTTGAATTACGATGCTGTATTGTTTCCAAAACCTCTTTCGGTGTGTCAGGAAACATAATAGGAATATGATCTACGCGACAAAACTTTCTGTAATGCACATCATCTATTAAACCGTCAGGGCCATCTTCTATAGCAATTTCTGTTAAGGGTATTGCTTGGAATCTCAAAGGATCGACAGCATCTCCCGGAAGAATGTTAAGAACACCAGTACCCACAGCAAGGTCATGCAACGCCTCATTTACTTCTTGATCAAAATTAGAATTTGCTATGTGATCAAATACTTTTTCGGTAATTCTTTGCAGTTCAGCATTAATTTCTTCTGCTTCGTCTTTGTCTTCGATATCACTGCCAGCTACGAGATTTGCCCATCTAGCAAACGGTGGTATCAATGAACTTTGCAATTCGGCTGCAAATTCTGTAACACCGACTACAGCCGTTTCATCAAATATTCTATCTGTTCTTGATAAACCTATTTGATCGCTATGATCAAACCCCTGTCTCGTTGGCATAGTGTAGTCATATGCGTCTTGAAACAAGGGTTTATATCTATCACGTTTAGTAAAGGCTTGTTCAGCCTTATCTTTCAGTGTTTTGGGGGTCATATGTTATCCCAACAAACTTTTTTTGTTTTTAGACTCACCGCCTAATCCCGCCCCCAACAAACTAGAAAAACCTACTCTACCACTCAAACGTGCAGAACGTAGATTAGCCGCTTTTTCTTCGGCTCTACGCTTTTCTTCTTCTGCCATCCGTCGAGACGCATCTCTATCAGCTTTCAGTTGAGGATCTTCTTCAGGCCCGCTAAATATTTTACCAATAGCGCCCATTATTTTTTCTTCTTCATCATTTTTGATTTAGATTTAGTTTTTGGCTTCTTTTTTTTGCCGGGGGTAATTGTAATTTTCAATCCCATGACGCTACCTCATCTGTTGATAAATTTGTGTCCGAAGTTACAAAAGAACGCTTTGCACCCGCTTTTGTGTACGCACAAAACAATTGCGTAGGAGTAAAAGCTAATGATTTAAACTTAACTAAGTGTTTAGCACCCGCTACACAAGTCGCAAGCGGAAAA